AACCGCCGCTCGAACCGTAGCCATACCCCCCACCACTGGAGCCACTTCTCTGCTGCGCGGCCTCAGCCTGCAACAGGCGGTTCTGCGACGCCACGGCGGAGCCCCAGCCGATCGCAGTCGGGAAGACGGTGTTGTTGGCCTTGTTCGAGGGCGCCGCCCAGGCGCGCTGCTCGATCGCGTCAGCCGAGCCGCCGATGTACGGGTGGGTCGCCTGCGCGGGCTTCTTCGGAGGGGGTGGGGTTCGGTAACCAGGATCGGTCGGCATCAGATCATCCCTTCATCGCCTGCAGCTGTGCGGCTGCCTGCTGCTGCTGGAGCCGAATCTGCAACTCCATGTCTGCGATCTCTCGGTCGTACTGCGCCGAGATGCCCGCAGCCTTGTCGTCATACGTCCTCAACTCTCCCTGAACGCCCATGCGGGTGTCGTTCATCTTGTTGAAGCGATCCATCGCTGCCTTCTGCAAGCCAGCGACGTACTGCCCCGAGTTGAGCATCCCGCGCTTGCCCCAAGGCGAAGACACGGTCTGGAACTGCTTGTACTGGGCGTCGCCCAGGTCGGACACTGTCCGCTCCCCGCGTTGCTGAGCGAGGAAGCGAGCGTAGGCGTTGGTAGCGAGGTCGGTATCCCGCTTCGTAGTGGCAGCCCTGCGACTCCCTTCAAGCGCTGCCTCTGTGAAGTAGGAGGTGTCGGCCATCGCCCATCAGTCCAGTTCGGTACTCAGTAGGCCCGAATCATGGTGTTGAACGCCATGAACGGGGGGAGGATGGAGAAGGCGGTGGACGAGCCAGGCCCGTTGTCGGTGGTGAACGCGTGACCGTGGGTCTGGTTCTCGATGCCAGTCGTGCCCGACGACGGGAAGCCGTTGCCGCCCGCCGTCAGGCCGAGGCTGCCACCGAATGGGATCTGGTTCTGGAAGACCGTGCCCGAGCCAGGGTTGTGGTTGTGGTTGGCGTTCTGGTTGCCCGTGGTCCCCGAGTGGGAGTGAGGCGGCAGATGGCCCGCCGACAGGGCCACAGTGCTCGCCCCGCCTGTCTCCGACACTGCGTCGTAGGCGGCGGTTCCAGGGTCGAGGCCGATGAAGAAGCGGCCACGAGCGTTCGGCAGGACGATGTTGGCGCCGCTCTGCCAGCCTGCGGGGATGACCGCCCACAGCGCGGGGTACAGCGTCTGCCCGTTCACCACCGTCGAGCCGTCGAGGAACAGCCAGCCCGTGGGGGCTGCAGCCCTCGCCGTGTAGACGATCGTGCCTGCCAGCACCGCAGCAGCGATCGCGTTGTCGACGTACAACTTGCGGGTGAACTGGTTGGCGGACGACGGGTCCGTGCCAGGGCCCGACGGGACGCCAGTGAACGCCACCGAAGCGTCGCGGTTGATGAGCTCGGTGTTCACGTGCGTCTGGATCGCCACGTTGTTGGCGACAACCTTGGTCGCGTCGGCGAGCGTGTTCGCCGAGAACGACCAGGGGATGTTCAGGGTAGTCATGGAGTCACCTCAGATTCCTTGGAGTCACCTTGTGGACGATGGCGTTCAGCGACCAGTGGACGCCGTCGCCTTCCTCGAAGAACGAGCCAGAGAGCACCAACCGCACCGCTCGGGCGTTCCCGATCGATGCGCCCTTGATGATGAGGGAGCCCGCCGTTCGGGCGCCCCAGTTCTTCTCGTTCCAGTTGCCGACGTTCCAGACGAGGCTGTTGGCAACAGCCGCGGTCTGGATGAGCGAGTGGCCTCGCTTCGCGTTCGCTTCGTCGTAGTCGGTGTAGACCAGCACCTTGACGAGCGAGTCGGCATCCTGGTCGCCCAAGATGTAGTCGGGCGCACGCCAGTTGGCCTTCTGGCCGATGGCGGCAGCCTCGTACCACTTGGTCGAGATCCCGTTCGAGAAGGGGCCTGGGCCGAGCCCGTCCCCGATGTCGTCCTTCGCGTCGTTGCGGGCGTTCATCTGCAGCATCCAGCCAGAGCCGATGCGGCATAGCGGGATCTTCGTCCCGTCTGACGCGATGTAGTGGACGACGTGGCGGGGTCCGTACCCGCCTCTCGTGAAGATCTGTGTCCACGCCCCATACTTGCCGACAGTCTCGTCGAACACGAAGGAGGCGTAGACAAGGGAGGCGACACCCGTTCGGAGGAACGGCAGACCGACGAACACTTGACGGTCGAGCACGTTCAGCGTCGCGCGGTCGAGCGCGGCGCCAGTGATCCACCCGTTGTCGATGGCGGGTCGCAACTTCTCGAAGTGGTCGTTGAACTTCTTGCCGTCCCACGACCAGACGCCGAGCGCCAGGTCGTAGAAGTAGACGCGGCCCTCGTTCGCCCCGACGAAGTTGACGTGGAGCACACCCATCGTCTGCGTCAGGTTCACCTTGTTGAACTGGTCGGGGTCGTACCCGTAGATCGCCCAGATCTGCTTCTCCTTGAAGATGATGAGGGTGTCCTTGAAGGAGATGAGGCCCGTGATCTTGCCACCGCCCTCGGGGAGGTCGATGTAGTCGTCCTGGTGCCAGGACTCGGGCTGGTTGAAGTGGCTGTAGCGGATCCGCAGCGGGAAGTCGGTGCCGTCCTCGTTCGTGTAGCCGACCCACATGCGGTCGGCGTGCCGCTCGATGAACTCAGCCTTCGGCTGGTGGGTGCCAGTCGGCGTGTCGTAGTTGTTCTGCCACGCGCCCGTCGCTGACGCCGTCAGCGCGGTGCGGGTCGTGCCGTCCCACTTGCAGCCGACCTGGCCCTTGCCGTTCGCGCAGTAGACGCGGTTGATCCACGTCTGGAAGTCCGCCTCGTGAGGCGTGGCGCCAGTGGTCTGGCCGATCGAGGCCCAGGCGCCGCCTGTGCCGTACTGGATCGTGTGGTCCGACTGGCGGGACTCCAGCATTTGGCGGACGCCCGTGGACGACTGGAAGAAGTAGGAGTTGCCAGCGTAGTTGGCGCCCCAAGGGCCCGAGCCCCACGGCGCCATGCCCTTGCGAACCGTCGCAGAGCCGTCGCGCAAGAGCATCATGTTGTAGATCTCTGGCGTCTCGTTGTCCTTCAGCTTGAACTGGTCAGCGTCCAGGTTCCAGCCGCCATCGAACGAGGTGATCTCGATTGCGTGGATCGGGCGCGGCATCAGTGACCCAAACCGCGGCCCAGCGACTGCAGCCACCAGTTGATGGAGGGGTTCACCCAACCCTTGTTGAGGATCAGCGGGTAGTCCTGGTCGATCCGCATGATCGAGTCGTGGGCCAGGGCGACGCCGTCCTTGAAGGACTGCTCGTACGCCTGCGCCATGACGGGGTCTTCCTGCTGCTTGAAGTAGCGGGACAGGGCCCAATCGGCGATCGGCACGTGGAGTCTGTCATCGCAGTCGGGCGGCGTGCCCGACCCGAGCAGGATCCAGTTCGACGGGATCCTGTAGCCGAGGATGGTGTACTGGTACAGCGCATTCGGCTTCGGCCACAGATGGATCTGTGCGCCTCGCTTCGAGTAGAAGATCGGCTGCCCTGGGGCGTCGAGCACCCCGACGTAGCGGCCTACCGCTTCGTCGTGGTTGACCAGCTGCAGGGGCCACCCGTTGCCGAGCACCCCGTTGTCGATCACGGCGGAGACAGACCGCAGCGACGTGACGGCAGGGATCGCCGAGACGTTGTAGGAGCGCTGCCCCACCACCGCAATCAGCGACGTGGTGATCTCATAGAAGGGCCAGCGATCCTCCATGCTGATCGCGCGGTTGAAGCCGTCGAGCAGCCAGAGGTTCAGCAGCGGGTCCGCCAAGTCGGTCGCCGTGACGTCGACCGTCGTGCGGACGTACGCTTGCAGTTCAGCCAGCGTGGACATCGTTGCCCGCCTCGTGGCTGCGCTTGTGGCCCGCGCAGAACAGCGAGTTCGTCACTCGCCGAGCGCCGCAGGTGTTCTCCTTCGCCGAGCAGAAGCCCTTGCGAGGGTCGATGTACTCGACGGTCGAGAAGGCAGGCTGGGCCTGCCCGTGGACGTTCTGCGAGTCAGCCGCCTGCAGGGCGACCCGCTCCCCGTTGAGGGCGTAGGCGGGAACGCCTGCACCCGTCGGGTTCATGGTCTGGTTCTGAGCGCTCATCGTCTTTC